CCACTTACCATATTGTGACTCACCCTCTCCATCTTGTCCGACAAAAACAGCATTTACAACTTGGCCATTGGTTAGTTTTAATTGATCATTCATTGATTACTCCTAATCACATTGTCCTGAATTACAAGAGTCATTGCCCCTTAGACTCTCATCAGGTATTTTATTTGTATCGGGGGTATTCCCCATTAGGGCATCATATACTTGATTTAAAAGTATATAATCTTGGTAATTAATTTTAAATAAATCCATAGTCAGTAGCATTTTTTTAATTATATCTATTAGTAACTGACCTTGTTCTTTATTTAAACTTACATTTCTTTTATTGCTCATAATATTCTTTCTAAATTTTGAGAGGAGGCAAGGAAAAATCACGAGGTATAGAAACCCCCTCTCTTATTAAAATAACTCTGTGTACTCTTTTTCGAGAACATCGCAAATCTTAGCCTTGTGGCTTTCTTGAAAAGTCCTTTTGTTCTGCATCATTAGGGATAGTAGAGAGGGACTTATATTAATCTTTCTTGCCAACCAAGATTTGCTTCGTTCTAAATGTTGTAATTCGATTAATAGTTTTTGATAATTCATAGCTAGATAATAGCTATAATTCCTGGAAGAAGTCAAAGTTTTTTTTACTAACCTTGTCCTTTTTTCTTTTTTTTGTAGTATTTTTTTGAGATTTTAGTGCCGAACTTTGTATTCTTTCCTTGTCCTTGTCTCGTCTTTTTAGCACCATTAGATCGGAAATAATTTATGTCACTTCTTTTTGCCATAAATAAATGCTACCACTTAACCTTATTAGACCAATATGCAGCAGACATCTTACCTTTTGCTATGTTTTTTCTATGCCTAGCTTTAAAGGATCTTCTTCTAGCCTTTTGTGCAGCAGACTTAGGTTTCTTACCAGCACCTCTTACACCTTGTTGTCCAAATCTTATAAGTTTTATCTTACCACCGGACTTTGCTAGAACTGCATGAGATTTTGATCGATGCTTAGGAGTTCTTTTAGGTCTATTATAACCCGAAAATCTAACACCTCTGTATGTAATTGCCATTACAACTCTTCTTCTACTGAAAAACTAACACTATAAGCACCGGAAGCTATTTGATTAAAAGTTAAATCATCTCTTGTAAATCGAACAGTAAAGTGATCTGTTCCTAATGTGCCAGTAAAATCATTATCTTCTGCAAATAAAAAAGTATCAAATGTCCCATCAGTTGCATCATGTAAGTTTTGTATAATAGTTCTATCTGCTTCAGATAAATAGCTATACTTAAGCTTCCAGGACTTTCTTAAATCATGTTTTTTTGTACTATATTTTTTACCACTATAAGATGTATTAATTACAATATCGTAGTTTCTACCATAAGCAACATCTATATCTACATTTGTTGTAGGTTTGTATGTAGTAGATCCTTTTTTAAATCCTGCATTTGTTATTGCCATACTAAATCTCCCTTAAAATTAATTTTAGTGTCCCTATACTTCGTATTAAAGATGTCACAATAAACTTTTTACCATCATAGGAAGCTCCAAATGGTGCTGCTATCTGATTAGAATGATTAAAGGCTACTATATCCCCCACTTCCATTAAATAGAAGTAGTTGCTCCCCCCGCTACTACCTGGATTTACAATCTCAGTATCTATTATTAATTTAGGAATACCATGTAAAGCATTATAATAATTAGCAAAACCATTATTTCTATTGCCCCCCATGTTTGTGTCACCAATCCCCCCATTTAAAATAGTCAATTCATCTGTTGAAATGTTTTCATCACTCTGCACATTATAAATAGTTCTTGGGTTGTTGGTAGTATCTATACAAGTCTTTTCAAATAACAATTCATCATTAATAGAATTTCGTTGGTACTTAACAATTCTTTTAGTAATTAAGTCATCAAATGGAGTTATAGAAACTTTAGTTGCTTTAATATCGTTTTTGCTAATAGTATGATCTACTGATTCTGAGTTGCCTATAAATATATATTGAGGGCTACCATCATTTGCTTTAAATCTAAAGACAAACCCCCCCTCTTTTTGGCATTGCTCTAATAAGTCTGTTAGCTTCTCTTGTTCATTTAAATAATAAAATATTGTCCAGGAGCTTCTAGCAGTGTTTAAGTCAGAGTAGTTTTCAGGAGTAGCAGTAATACCCGCATATCTATGTATTAAGTCTCTGTGCATTTGAACAATATTAGTTACAGTTGTCCCGGCTGCCCAGTTCTGATCTAGTCCATCTGCACCAGTATAAAGTCTATCAACTCCTTGAACTACATTAGAGTCTAATAAAGTTTGAATGTCTTTATCTGTACTTTCGGGATCTATTTCTGCAGTAATTTCTAAAAAAATGTCAAAAACTTTGTATGTTAGGCCATGACTTTCCCCACTACCATTTGCAATATTTCCATCAGAGTCTGCAAAAAAGTTTAAGGTAATAGATTCAGGAACTTGTGCATTTGCATTAGAAAAAGTAGAATCTAAAAAATTAACAGTTGAAGTGACTGGAGATCCTTGCACTGCAGTAATATTGCTACCAGTATTTGATACAGAATTATCCCCCCCAAATGTAGGAGTGACTCGGTACTTCCATATTAAATTTTCTCCATCACCACCAGGTTCATCAAAAGCAGTTATTTGTGTTTTAAAATGCAACTTACATTCTTTAATTGAATGAATTTCTCTAGGAAGATCATCCAATATAAACCTAGCAACTGTGCTAGTGTCAGTAGTTGCAGTAAATGAAAATTGAGCAAAAGAACTATTATTTGTATCATAAGCATTCCCACTATTGGCTACAGTTAAATTATTAGATAAAAATGTTACTGTTTGAGGTCTTATTAAATATGCTCTTTTTAAATTTAATGCAGTTTGTAAAACTGGTTTATCATCATCTTCTACCCCCTCATATATATTAGTAGAATTGTTTTGTGGAGCATTGTTATTGTCCAATGGAACAAACAATGGGAATCCATTAGAGTCAAACATATCTGTTATAGGGAAGTGTAACTTACCATCAGTAATTCCTGAAGACAATGCTGCCCTATGTATATCTTGATTAGAGCTATGTGCAGCAATAGTTGTGCTATTGTATCCTCTTTGAACATCAAAAAATTCATTTATACTTGCAAATCTAGGAACACTAATAATTAACATCTGTTCATTGTTAATTTTAATAACATCTCCTTGAGCAAATCTTAATGTACCTGTGCTATTTACTGTATTTACTAAAATGTCAGTAGGATCATCTGTCATTGATCCTGCAGTACCATCGTTATTAGCACCAGTATCTGAAAATGAACCCACAGTAATAGGTTCATAGGCTAAGCAATTATATTTATTATTATTTAGACTATCTACTTCTAAGGGAAAACATCTAGCAGTATCAGTATATCCAGGAACAGATACAGTAGAATCTGCCGGAACACCTAAGCCATAAGCTAAAGGAAAAAACTTACCCGCCTTACTAGTTAGTTCGGGAACTTTTAAAAAGTCTATGGGTGTTTTAGCTGCAATAACAATATCTACTATATCATTGTTTTTTAGAGTTACTGATTTTAATCTACCAGTATATATAGTTAAATCTTGACTTGAGTCTAGTCTTGACTTAACAGTTACATCTCTATTGATATAGTGTCTGCTCCCCCCATAAATTTCTTCTGATAGCTTAGGAGTTGCTCCGGATATATTAGAAATTGTTTTGTTTAAACAACTTATTGTGATATTACTTGTTGTTGATTTAGAATCTACTAGATCAATAGACTCTCTAATAGTTGGCTTATTTACTATATAGCCATGATATTGACTTGTTCCTGATCCAAAATCTTTAGTAGCTAACCTCACATAGCTTCCTGCGCTATTTGCAATCTCTACAATCCAGTGTTCATCAAGAGAACCATCTAAAGCACTTTTATACCCGGAACTAGCTGCTAAAGGCATTACGCAAGATTTCTTCTGATTGAGTTATCTAATTCAGGAATAAGTGTATCTCTTACAAATTCTTCTGTACCAATAACATTACCCATAATATTAACTGTTACTTCGCTACCTCCTGGGCCATCAAAGTTAGGTGAGCTTAAGGGACTAACATCAACTCGCTCTCTTCCCCCAGGATTATCTCCAACTAAGATTTGTTGAGGACCATCAGTTACAAACGAACCCCCACGAGCAAATGCTGGTGGCTTTTGAGCAGCAATTAAACCTGACTGAATGGCAGAAGATATTTTTAATGACTTAATAAGAGCTTCTCCTTTTAAGATAGCACCCTTATCCCCGCCC